GAGCGGGCAAGCCGCTGCCGCCGGAGCCGTCGGTGCCGAAGGCGTCCGGGCTCACGGCCCTCAAGGTGGCGGTCCAGTCTGCTACCATGCGCGAGCCATCCACTCCGGCCCCGGTTGCTGCCGTGGCTGATCAGTCCCCCGGAAGGGGAGGGAGCGCCGCTTCGGCTGGTGCTTCCTCCCTCCCGGCGGGGGACGGGGACGGCGAGTACATGACCGTCGTGATCGAGGGCGTCGAGGAGAAGGTCGCCAACAACAAGTCGCGGTCGCCGTTCATGGCGGTCACGACGAGCGGCGGCCGCTTCAACGTGTGGAACCCCGACCTGTTCGAGGCGTTGCACGACGCCGTCGGCAGCGAGGTGTCGATCGTGGTCGAGCAGCCCCCGGCCGACGCGCCGAAGGCGGCGAAGGCCAAGATCACCGAGATGCGTCGCGTCCCAGTCGCCTCCAGCGCAGCGCAGTCCGGGCCGCACAAGGACTTGTCCGATGACGAAATCCCGTTCTGACATCGCGTGCGTCCGTGTCACCGACCCGTGGACCAGCAGTTACGCGGATCGAAGCATCCGCGAGGCGGCGGTCACCCAGCGGGAGACCATCCTCCGTGCGTTCGAGCAGCACCCGGACGGGCTCACCGACGAGGAGGCCGCTGCGGTCGCCGGGGTCGGCGGCTGCTGGTGGAAGCGTTGCAGCGAACTCCGCTCGCTCGGGCTGATCGTGGACTCCGGCCGTGTCCGAAAGGGCACGGCCGGGCGTCCCCGGATCGTGTGCGTCCCGGCGACGGCGATGACCCTGTTCCCGATGGGAGGCACGGAATGAGACGCAGGCCCAAGTGGTCGATCGACTTCCAGCATTGGCGCGACGGGAAGAAGTTGACGAGCGTCGTGATCGCCTTCAAGGCGACGCACGAGTCGGCGCTGCTGGAGGCGGAACTCGTGATCGCCGCGTTCGACATCGGCATGGTCCACGCGAGACAGGTGCAGCCTGCGCTCGAAGATTTGCCGGACGGCGAGCGCAAGGTGGTTTTCATCGAGGTCGTGCGAGGCAAGCGCAAGGCGAGGTTCTCGATCGTGTGCGAGCGCGACGATGCGTGGACGCAGCCAGCCACCATCTCGAAGGCGCTGTGCGACTGGCTCGTCTCCGACCCCGTGCAGGAGGTGCTGGCATGACACACATGGAACACATCGTGAAGCGGCTGCGCGAGACGGGAGGTCTCGACGCGGCGCTGATGCGTGCAGCCGCCGACACCATCGAGACCCTCACCGCCGAGCGCGATGCGGCACGGCGCGAGGTGTGCTACGCATCGACGCAGCCGCCGCGTGAGTGCGCCGAGGATCGCGGCTGGGACTGCTGGGACAGAAAGGACTTCTGTGACAAACTATGACCGACACGCGGACGAGCAGGGCTTCACGCTGCCGCGCTGGACCGTCACCGAGTACGCGGCGCTGCCGGGCGACGTGGTCCGGCACCTCGTGCGCTACAGCGATCAGGAATCGGAACAGGAGCAGTTCGACCTCGACTGCCGCCACAACGCTTGGCTCGTCTGCGACCGCCTGAACCGGATGCAGGAGAAGTATCGTTGGCTCGTGAAGCGGATGCCGAGCATGGGATTCGCGGAACTGGAACGCACCCTCTACTCGGGAGAAGGATGATGGCGAAGGAACAGAAGCAAATCATGCTCGTGATGGGGCTCGACCGCGCATTCATCGGCCTGACGCGGGAGTGGAGCGGCCATGTCCGTGCCGTCTACGACTACGACAAGGCCGTGAAGCACTTCATGCGCCGGGACAAGATGACCGAGGAGGAGGCGACCGAACACATGGAGTTCAACGTGGTCGGCGCGTACGTCGGGGAGGCGACTCCCCTGTGGGTGAACCGGATGAGGATCGACATGATCGAGGAGGCGATGGGCGATGGATGACAAGCCGACATGGAACGACAACAAGCGCCTGATGGCGGCGCTGTGGCCGAAGTGGAAGCCGTCCGATGCGGAGGGGAGGATCCTCAACGAGCGGTGGGGATCGCTCCATCAGGACATCCTCCGCACCATCATCGAGGGACACCGCCTCGTGCGTCAGGCCGTGCCCGACCTGACCCGGATCCATGCGGAGTATTGCGAGCGCACCACCCACCTCCGCCCTGCCGTCGGCCGTCCGCCGGAGGCACGGTTCGTGTCCGTCCAAGGCCCATCACAGGCGGAGGAGGAGGAGTTTCAACGCTGGGCGGAGAAGACGGTGGCGGAAGCGAGCGCGGAGGAGATTCAGGCGGTGAGGAGGAGGTTTGACATGGCACTCGTCACCCCGAAGGCGCTTGCCTCGGCCATCGACTACTGCCGGAAGCACCCCCGCCGTGCCTGACTCGCTTCCAGTTCGGCTGGTGGGTGCAGGAACACCGAGACCCCGGGCATCCGAGGTCTCAGGATTCTCAGCCCGGCCGGAGCCATGCGAGGTTTCCCGTTGCGACGATTCTCACCATTTCGCTGGGGGTCAACCAGCCGCTGCCATCGTCGAGGAGCGCAGTCCGAAGGACTGGCGCAGGGTAGGGTCAGCACCTGCGTCTATCACCCTGATCCCCTACCGCGCCGGGATCGTCTGCGGCATCATCGCCCCGCGAGGCTCGTGCGCTATGATGCGAGCGCGTTTGGTTGAGGAACCAGCACTCTAGCCGCCAGCCGAGTGCAAACGCAAGCCCCGTCGCAAGGCGGGGCGATTTCTTTTTCGAGGTGGTACAATCACCACACTTCATGCCAAGGAGAAGGGTCATGGACACCACACAGGAAACGATGGCGGTGATGGGGCCGCAGGCGTATGCGCGGCACCTCAAGAACCAACTCGACAAGTCGATCGCGAGGGAGTCGGCGCACGCGCTCGCCGCGTCAAGCCTCGACGAACTCGCGACTTACGTCATGTTCAAGTTGCAGTACCTCGGCGGGCTCGAAGCCTGCGGCCCGGTCGCGAAGCGCAACGTCGCCAAACTCCACCAGCACATGAAGCAGGCGATGGAGCGGATCGCAAATGGCGACGAGTACCAGCCGCCTTCGCGTTGAACTGCCGCTTCCGGCCTTGAAGGGCGCGAACTCGCGGGGGCATTGGGTCGTGCGCCACCGCGCCGCGAACGCCGACCGCATGACCGCGTTCATCGCCGCGCAGGCGGTGCCTCGTGGCGAGCCGCTCGACGCCGTGCGGCTGGTCATTCGCTGGCATTGCCCGACCCGCCGCCTCCTCGACTGCGACAACGCCCTCTCGCGCTGCAAGAGTTACATCGACGGCCTCACCGACGCCGGGTGGTGGAAGGACGATGCCGTCGTGCGGTGCGTCGAGATCTCGGTGCTGCCGCCCGGCGAGAAGCGCGGGCTACTGGAGATCGAGGCCAGTACGATGCCCGCCGAACCACGCCACGGTGACTGACGCACCCGAAGCGTGGGCCTATGGGATCCCGGCGTTTGGCCGTCGGGATCCCTTTCCATGCGACCCACCTACGAACGAGCCGAGGACCGGAACAGGCAGCGCACCGTCATGGGCTGGTTCTGCCAGTCCTACGGGTGCCAAGCCCACGAGTGCCCGCCGCTCTGCAACTGGGACTTCGAGGCCACCCTCGACGGCGACGTGGTCGCGATCGTCGAGGTGAAGTGCCGCACGAACGGCATCAACGCCTACCCCACCTACCTCATCAGCCACGCGAAGGTCGAGGCCATGCTCGCCGAGGCGTCCGCCCGGACCATCGCACCCATCCTCCTCGTCTCGTGGTCCGATGCCCGGGGCTGGGTGAACCTTGCCGACGCCCCCCACGAGGTGGCCGCCGGGGGCCGCCGGGACCGAAACGACCCCGCCGACATCGAGCGCGTGGCGCTGATCCCGGTCGAGGCGTTCAAGGTCTTCTAGCCCGGTGCCTCGTGGCTATGGGCGCGAGCCCCGGTCGCGTCCGGGCATAGAAACAGCAACGCCCGGCCATGACACCGGGCGCTGCCTGCCGTAAGGGATCCCGTCGTAGGGACTTACGGCCCGAGGAGGTTGGATCGGACGGGTGACCGGGTCACCACCGCCACGAGAGGCTCGCGTCAAAGGCGCTAGGACCGTTCCAGCGCGTCAGGGGCTCGGCGATGGCCGGAGGCCCGTACCACGGCTGCGGATCGATCCTAGGCGATCCTAGGGCCGCTGCTGGGGAAACGGGGGCCAGCCCCCACGGGTTGCCCGGCAGGATGCCCGGGACCGTGTCGAGCCCGTGCCCGCCGATCATCCCGCCCGGGTAGCGGTTGACCGCCCCGCCCGGCCACATGACGAACCAGCCGAAGTCCGACACGGGCTTGCCATTCACGAACCACGTGCTGCCGACGGGGATGGCGAGATCCTGCGCCGCCGACGGGGCGGCGACGAGGGCGAGCGAAACGAACGAAACGAGGTACTTCACGAGTGTCTCCTGCGGCTGCTGCCGCGTGTGGTGCGGACCCGGGCGAGCCGGGCGAAGTGAAACGAAAGCGTGACGGCGAGTGCGAGGCGGCTCATCGCTCCGCCTCCGCCTCGATGGCGCGACCGACCTCTTCGAGCGCCCACCATGCGATGGCGTTGAGGATGTAGCCCACCTCGTCGGCGAGGTCGTCGTCGCCGGGGCGGATGCGCCCGCCGTAGATGGCGAGTGCGATCGCCCGCTCGGACGGCAGGCGGTCGGTCTTGGAGAGGTCGTTCAGGCACCGGAACTCGCGCACCAGCGACACCGGGCCGTCCTCGCCGAGTTCCTCCGCCTGCTGGGCCAGCGAGTAGCCGATGTTCAGGCGGTTGCGAATGGCGAATGCCGTGGTGTCGGCGCAGTAGGTGAACCCGGGGAACCCGGCGTCGGCACCGTGCTTGGCGGCGTCGAGGGCGGCGCTGATCGCCTCCCTCCCCCCGCCCAGTTGGCGAAGCACGGCGGGTGCGAGCGGGTGGCAGGCGTTGGCGGTCTTGATCGTGATGGTCTTCATGGCGTTCTCCTCGTGAGTGTGTTGGGTCAGGTGAGCGAGCCGTACTCGGCTCCCGTGATGGGGTCGCGGTCGGCGAGCAACGTGCCGCCTTCCTCGTGGGTTGCATGGCACTTGCGGCAGAGCATGGCGCTCTCGCCCGCGTTCGCGGAGTCGATCGGCACCCGCAGCGATGGCACGAACCGCGCCGTGTGCGGATACACGCGCTGCCCGCAATGGTCGCACCAGCGCGGCCCGTCCGCGTTCAGGCGCTCGACGGCGTCGTAGTCGGGGCCGGGCGCGATCTCCTCGCCGACCACGGTGTAGGCGTGGAGCCACTCCCCGTTGTCGGCGAGCATGAACACGCTGCCGACTGCGCCGCGCCCGTGTCGCTGGGTGATGGCCCGCGCTTCGAGCGCCGCGCCGTCATGGCAGCGGTCCTTCAGCGTGGCGCGGTGGACGATCGCGAACTGGACGCGAACTTCGATCTCGAACTGGTGATCGGTCATGGTGTGTCTCCTCGTGGTGTGGTGTCAGTCGTGACGGGGGCAATCGGAATCGCCGCACAGCGACTCCCCGGGCTCGCAGTCGCGCCCGCAATGCGGGCACGAGTTGATGATGCCCGGCTGCGGGTGCAGGCGGTCATGCTCGGCGCGGCGGGCGATCTCGGCATCGACCCGGGCGCGGATCTCCGCTTGGGTCTTCGCGTAGTCGCGCTGGGCCTGCAACAGGCGTTGCGCTTCGGATCGTGCGATGGGGTTCATGGTGTGTCTCCTCTCGTGTGGTGTGTCAGGCGCGAACGCTTCGCGCCTTGCGGATGGTGCGGACGGCGGACTCGGTGTGCAGCCTGCGGGCGGTGTCGCTGGTGCCGTCGTAGCAGGGCTGGCACACGCCGATGGCGCGGGCGTCGAGCCCGTCCCGGCGGCGTTCGAGGCGTTGCAGGCACAGGGCGCAGGTGGGGTGCGTGTCGGTCTTCATGGCTGGGTCTCCTCGTGTGGTGTGGTGTCAGCGGCCCCGGCACGTGCCGTGGGCGACGAGGCGCATGGCCTCGCGCTGGTAGCAGCCCTGAAGGTGCCCGATGGTCCCGGTGTCGATCAGGCGCTGGAACAGCCGTGCGGTCTGATCGTCATCGAGTTCCCCGCGCTCCCATGCCACGAGAGCGCCCGTGTCGATGGCGTTGTCGTGGTCGGTTTCCTGAACGCTGATGATGTCGGTGACGATGCAGCCGAGCAACTGGCGACCCTTGAGCCGGATGCCGTCGGTGTCGCCGAGATCCATCAGCAGCCCGGCGACGGTATTGCGGACGATCTCCCACAGCGCCTCGCGGATGCCATCCTCCATGCCGCTCTCGCCGTGGTTGAACAGTTCGCGGGCGTCATCGAGCGCCCGGGCGGCGGCGACCAGCGTCGATGCCGTGGCGCGGTAGATCGGGCGGAGGTGTTCGAGATCCTCGTCGAGGCAGCAGACGGGATCTCCGCAAACGGACACGGCCACCGTCAGGGTCAGGGGCTCGTGCCCCCGGTCGGACGAGAGGTCGATCCTGGCATCGATCGTCAACTGTGTGTCGGTGGTGAATCGGATTCGGACGGTCTTCATGGCGTTCTCCTCGGTCAGGTGTGAATGCGGGTCACGCGACCCGCCCCGTCCCCCCGGCTCGCGCCGGGAGGTGGGGCGTTGCGCGTGGGTCACGCCGTCGCGTTGCCCTCCCATGCTTCGAGGGCGGCATCGGAGCCGCGACGCCAAATGGTCTTCCGGTCACCGTCACGCTCGCGCTCGACGGTCACGGCGTGATCGGAAGGGCTGCGCCCGTGCAGCCGGGTCGCTTGGCGGATGGCATCCTCCCGGGAGGAGAACATCCAGCAGTCGATCGCGTCCCCGTCCTCGTCGATCTCGCGCACCTCGTACTCGGTGCGGATCTCGGCACGGCGCTGGGCTCGCTCATGCTCGCGGATGTAGGCGATGGACGCGGCCTCGTGTTCGCGCCGGGCGTCGGCCAGCATGGCAGTCTCGGGCAGGGCGGCGACGGCACGGCGGTGGCCGTCCTCGCAAGCCTTGACCATGGCGAGCGCCTTGGTGCGTTCGGCGCGGAGGCGGTCGAGTTTGGTGGTGCGTGGCATGGTGTGTGTCTCCTCGTGGTGTGTGGTGCGTGGTGTCAGAATCCGGCTCGGGCGATGACGCGCTCCAGCAGCGCCTGCTGGTGGGTGACGGCGTCGGTCAGGGCTTTGTGGTTCTCGCCCTTCACCGAGGCCAGCGCGAGGGCCAGCGCGAGCAGTTCGATCGCCGCCTCGTGCTGGGTGACGATGTCGCCGCCGAAGCCCGAGGTGGTCGAATCGACCGGGACAAGCCCGGCGGACTCGATGGCGGTGGTCAGGATCTTGATGTGTTCGAGCGCGGCTTCGTGGCCGTATTCCAGCGATTCGATGCGCTCGGCAGCGGCGTCCTGATCCCCGCACGGGAGGCGGCTCATCGTCTCGCGGTAGAAGTCGGTGCGGACGTACAGCGTGGCACGGGCGTAGGCCAGCGCCCGGCGGGCGCTAGTCGCCATCCAGCGCAGGCGGAGGTCCTGCACGAAGTACGCGTCGAGCGTCAGGGTGATCTGCGGGTCCGTGATGAAGGTCATGGGTGTCTCCTCGGTCAGGGTGTGGTGCGCGTCACGGTGACGAGCGCCAGCCCCCCGCTCGCACGGGGGGAGGCGCAGGGCACAGTCAGCGGGTGCGGATGCTGCGGACGGCGTCCGAGGCGATGGGGTAGACGATGGCGAAGGCCGCGAGGGCAGCGCAGGAGGCGGCGAAGGTGATCAGGATCAGGGCGAACATGGTCGTGTCCTCGTGTGTGGTGCGTGTGGTGTCAGGCGGTGGTGGTGGTGGGGTCGAGTTGGCGGGCAAGGCGCTTGGCTCCCACCAGCGCATCGGCGGAGACCATGCTGGCATCGGGGCGAACGCCGCGCTCGGCGACCTTGCGGCGGTGCCACTTGACGATCGCGCCGTGCAGACGCGCCATCCGGTCGTTGATGCCGATCAACTCGACGCGGGTGTGCCAGTCGATCGCGCCGATCTCGAATGCGAGGTCGATCGCGCCCCGGAACTCGGCCTGCGCGTAGTCGATCGCCGCGAAGTTGTCGCGGGCGTTCAGGCTCACGCAGCGGCTGATTCGGCACCTGATGTGGGTCGCGAGACGGTAGCGGACCTTGGCGGTCTCGACGGTGGCGGGCGGGGCGAGGTGGGCAGCGGTGATCGTCATGGTCGTGTCCTCGGTCAGGGGTGAGTGCCTGTGGTTCCTTCACCACAATGCACCACAAGCATAGATCGGGATGCGCCACCGTGCAACCCCAACTTTCCAACGAAATTCCAAGATTTCTCCAGAATCGTGGTATGCAGCCCGGCATGGCCGAGACCAGCCCAGCACAGCCTGCGAGCCCGCTGAAGAAGCGAGGGCCGGGGCGTCCTCCCAAGAGCGCGGCAGGGGAAATTGCACACGCTAAAGAGGTCTTCCTCTCGGCGCTGGTCGAGAACGGCTGGGACACGGCGTGTGCGATGGCCGGGGTCGCGACCACCACGCCGTCCCGGTGGCGCAGCGATCCCGAGTTCCACGCCCGGCTCGAAGCACTCGATCGCGACATCGGAGATCGGCTGGAGAAGATTGCCGAGCAGGCGATCCACGGCCAGCGGCAGATGGACCGCAGCGCGATGACGCTGCTGATCTTCCGGCTCAAGGCGTTGAAGCCGCACAAGTACCGCGAGCGCGTGTCGCTCGAACACACCGGGGCCAACGGCGGCGCGATCAAGATCGAGAGCGGCGAGTCCACGCAGGGCTCGCGCTTCCTCGCCGAGTGGGGTGCGCGTGGCCGCATCACCTCGACCGCAAACTGAACACGAGCGGATCAAGGCGCTGCGCGAGCGCGTGTACGGCGCGACCGCGAAGGAGCAGCCGCATCTACGCGCCGCGTTCGCATCGGACTTCGCGCTGTGGTGCGAGTCGTGCGCGTGGACATACCGCGTGAAGGAGATCGCGCTCGATGGACGCGAGCGTCCGGTCGAGTACCCGCACACGCCGTTCGTCCTGTGGCCGTGTCAGGTCGCCGCCGCCGACTCGATCATCGAGTGCGTCCGCGAGGGCCGCGATGTGATCGTTCGCAAGACACGCGACATGGGCGCGTCGTGGCTCCTCTCCGCCGTCTCGCTGTGGGGCTGGCAGTTCCACGCATGGCAGGCGCTCATGGTGTCGCGTGTCGAGGATCTCGTCGATCGCACGGGCGACCCCGGCTCGCTGTACTGGAAGTTGGACTACCTCCTCGCCTCGCAGCCCGGGTGGCTGCTGCCAGCGAAGGCGGACGAGTTCAAGAAGGGCGGCGCGTACAGGCAGCACCTGATGCTGCGTCACCCCGAGAGCGGCGCGACGATCACCGGGCAGGCCAGCACCGAACACATCGGGCGCGGCGACCGCCGGACGCTCGTGGTGTTCGACGAGTTCGCCGCGCTCGACAACGCGGACGCCGCGTGGCGCTCCGCCGCCGACACCACATCGTGCCGCATCGCCGTCTCGACGCCGATCGGCGCGGGCACCGAGTACGCACGGCTCGTGTCGAAGGCGCGGACCTCCGGCGATCCACGGCTCGTCGAGTTGATGTACTGGCAGCACCCCGAGAAGGGCGCGGGCCGCGAGGACCGCGAGGACATCGACGGCAGCGTGACGGGGTTCGTCGGTGCGCGGTATGTGTGGACGCCGTGGCTCGCGGACCAGTTGCCGCGCCGCGACCGCATCGACCTCGCGCAGAACGTGTTCGCCGAGAACATCGGCAGCGGCGCGTCGTTCTTCTCGGCGCTGGCGATCACGAACCACCGCGACGAGAACGCCGCCGAGCCGAGGCGGTGCGAGGTGGTGAAGGGCAGGCTGGAGCCGTCGCCGCAGGGCAGGTGGCGCGTGTGGGGCGAGCCTGACCGCGTGGCGGACTATGTGGTGTTCCTCGACCCGTCGTACGGGACGGGCAGCGCGAACGCGGTGGCGTGTGTCATGGACGCTCAGGCCCGGCGCGTGGTGGCGGAGTTCGTGGATCCGAACATCCCGACCTACGACCTTGCCTTGGAGGTGGCGCAGGCGATGCGCCGGGTGTGGCGTGGTCGGCGCGAGGCGCTGATCGGCTGGGAGACGAACGGTCCCGGGGCGTCGTTGTTCCACGACTTCGAGCGCGCCGGGTGGCGCAACATCTACCGCCAGCGGGTGGACGGGACGAAGGACGAGCGCCGGACGATGCGGGTGGGCTGGACGAGCACGAAGCGGGCGAAGCGGGCGCTGCTTGGCGGGCTCAGCCGGGCGATCGCTCAGGGCGAGTGTGTGGTGCCGAGCGGCGAGTGCCTCGACGAGATGCTCGAATATGTGGTGCTTGACGATGGCAGCATCGAGGCGGGGTCGAGGCGTGACGATTCGAGCGGGGCGAGGGAGTCGCACGGCGACCGTGTGATCGCGTGTGCTGGGGCGCTGCTGCTTTGCGACGAGGCGGGAGCCCCGGTTGAGGAGGAGCCGATGTACGGTGGCGACACGTTGGGGAGCATCCTGAAGCACGAGGAGGTCATCAATGGCTAGGAAGCGCGGGCCGAGTCTGGCGGTGGGTCGCGGGGAGAAGTTGCCTGTTTCCAAGGGTGCGGGCCTGACGGCGAAGGGCCGGGCGCGGTACAACCGTGCCACGGGCTCGAAGTTGCAGGCACCGACGAAGGACAAGGACAATCCGAGGCACAAGTCGTTCTGTGCGAGGTCGAGGTCGTGGACGGGCGAGCGCGGCAAGGCCGCGAGAAAGAGGTGGGGGTGCTGAGATGCAGATACCGCCGATGATCGCGAGGTTCGACCCGCAGACGCAGCGTGCCGACGGCACGGCGAAGGGTGCCGGATGGCTTGGCCCGTTCCGCAACAAGTCGGGCGAGGAGGTCACCGAGTACTCGGTCGGCGTGGACATCGACGGCAAGGAGGTTCAGATTCCGACGCTGGTCCCGGGCATGAGCCGCGAGGAGATCGATCAGGTTCTCGTGGCATCGGAGTACGGCGAGATGCCCAACGAGGCGATCATCCGCAAGGCGATCGCCCATGCCCGCAAGATGATGTCGGAGGGCAAGTCTCCGTTCTCGTCGGTTCCGATGAATCTCGTGCAGAAGGTGCAATGACATGGCGAAGAACTCGCTGGTGGGCAACATCAACCGTCGCAAGCGTCTTGGGATCTCGCGCCCCAAGTCGCAGTCAACCGTGAGCGCGAAGTCATACGCCGCCATGAAGAGCGGCTGGAAGAAGAGCAAGTGATGCCGAAGGTAGGAAAGAAGTCGTTCCCGTACACGAAGATGGGCAAGATGCAGGCTGCGGCCTACGCCAAGAAGACTGGCAAGTCGATGGCGAAGAAGAAGGGCCGCTGATGCCTTTCAAGAGCAAGGCCCAGCAGCGGTTCATGTTCGCGACGATGCCGAAGACGGCGAAGAAGTGGGCGAAGAAGACCTCGTCCACGAAGCGCCTGCCGGAGCGTGTCGCGAAGAAGAAGGGAGGCCGCAAGTGAAGAAGTCCAAGAAGAAGGGCGGCAAGAAGTGCTGATCCGCTGTGCAGGCAGGATCCTCGTGCCGCTCGCTTCGGTGAAGTGGTGCGAGGACAACGGAGACGCGATCGTCGTGTTCGTCGGCGACCGCGATCGGTTCGTGTGCAGCGGCGCGGACGCGAGGGCGTTGCGTGCGCTGGTGCTTGAGGAACCCAAGGTGCGGGCGCAGCCCGCGAAGGAAGAGAGCCATGTACGGAAGCAAGAAGAAGTCGATGAAGTCGTCCCCCCGTTCCCGAGGCGGAAAGTCGGCAGGTAGCCGCTACGGCCACGGCGGCGGGATGGGCGGTGGCAAGGGCGGCGGCATGGGCGGTGGCATGGGTGGCGGAAGGAAGGGGCGCTGACGATGCTGCGGCTCGATCTTCGTTCGTTGATGCGGGAGGTGGAGGCTGCGGAGGATTTCCGCGACCAGCACCTCACGGAGTGGCGGCGTCTGATCGAGCGGTACCACGGGCCTGCGTTCCGTGGGACGGCGGACGGGCAGGACGACCCGGAGAACTTCGTGCATGAGTACGTGTCGCTGATCCTGCCGAGGATCATCCACGACTCGCCGAAGGTCCGGGTGCGGTCCTCCCGTCCGGTGTCGCAGTCGTTGACGGCTGGCGTGCTTCAGGTCGGCCTGAACCGCTGGACGAAGATGACCAAACTCCGCAACACGCTGGAGCGGATCGCCACCGACATGCTGCTTGGGTATGGCGTGGCGATGGTGGTGAACGAGCCCCGCAAGGGCTACAGGTCGCCTGACGGTCAGGATCCGTGGCTTCCTCGCGTCTACCGCATCAGCCCGGACAGGTTCTTCATGGACCCGGCGGCGTCGAACGTCGAGGACGTTCGGTACATGGGCCATTGCTGGGTGGTGGACAAGGACGATCTCGTCGAGCAGGCCCAGCGCGAGGAGGGCTGGGACATGGACGCGATCGTCGCCATCGGCGAGAACGCGGGCGTTGACGAGGTCCGGGCGGACGAGGGCCGCAAGCGCGAGATCCCCGACCGCAAGGAACTGGTCGTCTACGAGGTCTTCGTGCCGGAGGTGAGGGACGAGGACTCGGAGGAGGTGGACGAGGCGACCGGGCTCTCGATGTTCAACGGCACGATCTACACCATGCTGAAGGGGCAGGCGAAGGGCGAGGCGGCGAACGTCGGGTTCGTGCGTGCGCCGCGCCCCTACTGGGGGCCGAGGACGGGTCCGTACACGGTCTTCGGGGCGTACACGGTGCCGGACGACCCGTACCCGCTGTCGCCGATCGTGTGCATCGTGCCGCAGATGGACGATGTCAACGCGCACCTTCGCTCGATGCGGTACTCGGCGAGCGCATACAAGCGCGTGGTGGCCGTTGACAGCCGTAACTCCAAGTTGGCTCAGGACTTGCGTGACAGGGACGACCTCTATGTCGTGCTTGCCGACGGCATCGACCCCACGCAGGTGGTGCCGTTTGAGGTTGGCGGGATCACGGCCCAGCAGGTGCAGTACTCGGGGATGGCGCAGGACAGGCTCGACCGCGTCAGCGGCATCCACGACGCCATGCGCGGGAACGTGACGGGTCAGGCGACGGCGACGGAGATCTCGATCGCCGAGAGCGCCAGCGGCCTGCGGATGGCGCACCTGAAGCGCCAGTTCAGCGAGCAGGTGAACGAGGTGATGAGGAACGTGGCGTGGTTCCTGTTCCACGACCAGAAGGTGACGTTCCCGCTCGGCGAGGACGGTATGGTGATCATGCGTGAGCCGGAGCCGATCTTCAGCCCACGGGCGATGGTCGGGCTGTTCGACGACCTCGACATCGACATCGACGTGATGAGCATGGAGCGGGTATCCGACATCGTCATGCAGAAGCGGGCGATGGAACTCCTGCAACTGGTGGGGACGCTGTCGCAGGCGGTGGTGGCGAGCCCCCACGTCAAGTGGAAGGAAGTCATGTCGATCGTCGGCGACGCCATGAACATCCCAAACCTCGCCGACATGATCGACGACCAGAAGGTGCAGCAGATGCAGCAGCAGCCTGTGGTGTCTGCACCACAGGGCGGCAAGTCGCCGTCCGAGTCGATTGCACAAGTTCTTGGAAGAAACAGGGGAAAGTAGCGATGCCGATTTATGCTTTCCGCGACGAGGCCACGGGGCGCGTGGTCGAGAGGCACTTCTCGATGGCCGCTGCGCCAGCGATCGGATCAACCGTCGAGGTCGATGGTGTGCGTCTGACGCGGCTCATCTCCGCATTTCAGGTCGATTCGGCGACGAACAGGTCGCAGTACCCGTACGTCTCCAACGCCCTTCCCCGGCGCTTGCCCGGGTGCAGGACGAACCGTCAGGGCAAGCCCATCATCGAGTCGCGCCGCCATGAGCGCAACGTCATGGCACAGCATGGATTTGAGAAGGACTAGGACACCATGAGTGAACCCAACGTCATCGAGGCCGAGGCACCAGCCGAGGCGAACCCCATCGTGGCCGACAAGGCCAGCGCCGTCGATCACGACGACGCCATTCTTGATCGGCTGCTGTCGCGTGACGACGAACCGGAGGCGATCGAGGAGCCCGATGAGGCTCCTGCCCCCGTCGAACCACGCGATGAGATCCCGGTGGCGACCATCGCGTCGCCCGACCGGGAGAAGTGGGCAGGCGTCCTGAAGAGGGACGGCGTGCCCGAGCAGGTCATCATGTCCGCCGACGACGCAACCCTCCGCGCTTGGGCCGACAAGGCTTCCAAGCGGCAGAAGGATGTCGATGGCTACGGCAAGAAGATGGCCGAGTTGGAGAAGCAGTTGAAGGCCAAGGCAGGCACGGAGCCGCCGGGCGAGGACGACGACATCGAGGACGACGTTGACGACGCCGAACCCTCGAAGCCGAAGGCCGAGTCCCAAGAGGCGGAAGACCCGTTCTCCGAGGTCACGGAACTGCTTGGCGAGGAAGCCGCAAAGCCCCTCAAGGCGATGCGTGCCGAACTCGCCGAACTCCGCACCGCGCAGCAGAAGGCGGCGGAGCAATCGTTGATGTCTCAGGTGGATTCAGCCGTCTCGTGGTTCACGGCCCAGTACGGGGGCAAGTCCCCCACGCGGGAAGCCGTGATCGCCGAGATGGACCGCCTCGGGGCATCGAAACCCGGAACCTACCCCACCGTCATGCACCTCGCTCAGGAGGCGTTCTCCAGCCTCGCAGGACAGGTCGCATCCCCGGCACAGGCACGGAAGGCAACGCAGCCGACCGCCGTTCGCGGCGTGTCTCGCTCGGAGCGCCCGAAGACGCCGTTCGATGCCGAGGACGCGATCCTCGATGCGCTTCTGGAGGGCAAGACCCGGGACGAGGCAGTGCGGTTGACAAGAAAGTGAAACTCCAATGGCAGGGACTCCCCTCCAGACCTTCAATGACTTCATGGCGGCCACCGGGCCGACCTACCTGACCTCGGCCGATGCCGTCATCAACGAGGCCGTCAAGAACACCTATGCGTTCTCGCGGCTCCTCAAGGACAAGACCTCGGAGGCCACCATTCAGGGCGGCAACGAGATCCGCGATGTCATCATGTTCGATGACTCGTCCACCTACGACCACTACCTGCCGAACGACACGTTCAACTGGCGCAACGCGCAGGTGCTGGACACGATCAAGTGCCCGTGGCGCTTCTCGATCGACCACATGTCGTGGACCGACCACGAGGTCGAACTGAACTCCGGCGAGGGTGCCGGGCGCGACTACGTCAAGGCGCAGTACAAGCGCCTGAAGCGGCAGAAGGAGCAGCGGATGTGGACCTCGCTGCTCAACGGCTTCGAGGACGACCTGTGGCGGACGCCGTTCGGGAACTTCGCGGAGATGGAGGGCTCGGGCGGCAAGTTGCCGTTCTCGCTGCCCGCGTTCATCACCGAGGTGCCGGACTTCAACAACGCCTTCGGCATCCGTGGCTCGACGCCGATGGGCTGGACCAGCGTGATGAACCTGTCCAACAACCACACGTCGTCCACGACGACGGGCGAGGACCGCTGGACGAACCAGATCTCCTACTACAACACGGCCGCGACGCCCAACAAGGCCCGCGAGACCGTGTCGGGGATCGACAACGTCCGTGACGAAACCGCGACGACCTACTCGGCCGAGAGCGGTGGCCTCATCACGGCGTTCGACGACATGTTCCTGAAGGTCCAGTTCACGCCCCCCAGCACCAAGCAGGAGTACTTCGAGAAGCCCAGCCTCCAGCGGCAGATGATCCTCTGCTCGCGTCTGGGCATCAACCAGTACAAGCAGGCGCTGCGGGCGTCGAACGACACGCTGGTTTCCTATCAGGATCCGGCGTACAACAACCCGTCGTACTCGGGCATCGAACTGATGTACTGCTCGAACCTCGACACGGCGGCGATCTTCCCCGGAACGGCCGTACGCACATCATCCACGGGCGCGCTGGATGCTGCGGCAAGCGCCACCGCTGGTGCCACCGAGACGGCGGCGACCGACCCGGGTGCGCGGTACTACTGGGTCAACGGCAACTACCTGACCCCGATCTACCACAGCCGCCGCTACTTCTCGAAGCACGACGTGATGAAGCACCCCAACCAGCCCTTCACCTACGTTCAGGTGGTGGACTGCTGGTGGAACCTGTTCTGCAACAGCCGCCAGCGCATGGGCATCGTCGCCCCGCTCAAGCGCGACCTCGCGTGATGAACCCCGTGGGGGCGGCCCCGGCCGCCCCCACGATCTCCCAATAGAAAGGCACACACAATGATCCTTGCTCCCACCAACGGCCCGGTCGGCGTCCAGCCGCACGGCCACACGGCCCGCGTGATCAACAAGGCCGCTGCCGCGCTCGCCATCGGCGACGTGGTCGTGACCTCGTTTGCCCACACCAGCGCCGTCTACCCGGCGACCACGGTCGCCCAGCAGTCCCTCACCCCGTTCGCCTGCGTCGTCCTCGCCGACGGCAACACCTCCACGCCGGGCTACATCGGCGTGGTGACCGAACTCGGATCGGAGGCTGGCGGGATCGGCACCGAAGTGACGGTCCAGTTCGGAGGAGTCGTCGCAGCGAAGGTGACCGCGACCACGGCCAACGTGGTCATGGGCACCGTCCTGTCGATCTCCGACGGCGCTGGCGCGTTCGGCAACCCGGCTGCGGCCACCAGCACCTACCCGGCGGCGATCTCGCTCGGGTCGGTGACGGCCGGAAACACCACCACGGTCAACGTGTTGGTCGGTTCGGGCCTGTGGTTCTACGCGGATGTCTGATTCGTGACTTGAACTCACCCGCTCGGGGGGGAAACCCCCCGGGCGGAATTCGATGCCGACCTTCTCGGAAGCCAAGAACCACGCGATCCTGTCCGTCGGCGGCTATCCGTCGCTCGCGCCGGGGCAGACGCGCAACGCACGCCTCGCCGAGATCGTCAATCAGGCGGGGCAGCACCTGTTCAGCAGGCCGTGGCGGTTCAGGGAGCGGACCAGCAAGTTCGTTTCCCTCGTCAACGGCCAGTCGTGGGTGGCGCTGCCGTCGGACTGCGAGGAGATCCTGTCGATCATCAGCCGGGAATCGCTCGGCTACCTGATCGAGATGGTCACCCCGGACCACATGCAGCAGTTGCGTGAACTCGGGCTGACCATGACCGGGCCGGGCGTGACCCATGCCACGTTCGCCCGCACGCCCCCGGCCGACGGGGCGGCCCTCCCGGCCGTTCGCCTCGACATCTACCCCAGCCCGACTGCGGACGTGACGGACTCGATCGCGATCCGCTACCGCGCCGGGTGGGTCCAGATCGCGCAGGACGCGGCGGATTCGTGGGAGATCCCGATCCCCAAGTACTGCGACGCCCTGTTCATCGCGTATGTCCGCGCCTTCGCGCAGGCGTACGAGGACGAAGGGCTCACCCAGCGCCTCGCCGAGATCGAGGCCGGGCCGATCCTCGCCACGGCAAGCACCAAGGACGGCCTGCTCCAGCGCGACCTCGGAAGGCTGCGCCCGAGCCGTGCCCCGCACATGACCAACTGGACCCGCCCGGACTACGGCTACGTCCAGAACCCGAACTAGGAGACCAGACATGAGCGTCATCGGATACCAGCAGACCCTCTCCGCGCTCGACTCGGTCATGGACCGATTCCGCATCGCGCACACGGCCAACATCACCCTGCCCGCGACGGCGTCGGCGACGGTGATCAACGCCACGGCCACGATGCCGGAGACCTCGACCAGCGGCAACGGCGCGGGGATCGTCTTCAGCGGTCGGTTCAACTACGCCAAGATCCAGCCGCTCGTGAACGTTGCCTCTCAGGCGTTCGTGATGCACGTCGTCGGGTTCAGCCGCGCCGACGACTCGACCTACCGCCCGATGCTCCTCTGCACGGTGAACGTGACCGCGTCCGGCTCCGGCACCGGGCAGACGATCAACGCCGCGACCCTGTTCCCCGGGCTGACCTACAGCAAGGTGAACGGCGACTGCAAGATCTTCAACGGCAACGCGGCCATCTGCAACGGCGGCGGCATCCTTGTTGACATCCTCGGCTACGAGCGCGTGGAAATCGTGATGACGGTCGCCAGCGGCACCGTGACCGGGAACGCCCTGATCTCGCTGATCTGACATGATCCGCATTCGTCTCGCCAACCTTGAGACGATGGAGTTCCGGGTCCAGCGGTCCCGCATCCGCTCGTTCGCCGAGCAGGTGTTCGCAGACGAGTTCGTCAGCGGCGGCGATGCATCCGGCTGGGGCGCGGAACTTGAGGTCATCTTCGACGGAAGCAACGCGAGCGAGGCCGCCTACGAGGTTCTGCTCGACGGCGACGACGCGCTCATCACCTACTGAGGCAGGAAGACATGTACACCACCAAGGCACAGATCTGCATCCGCCGCGACACCGCCGCGAACTTCACCAGCGCGAACCCCACGCTTGCCCTCGGCGAGATCGCCTACGAGACCGACACGCGCAACCTGAAGGTCGGTGACGGTGCGACCGCGTGGACCTCGCTGCCGTACATCAACCCATACCGCGCAGGCACCGCATCGGCCCCCACCACCAACACGGTGATGGGCAGCGCGGCAGGCGATGCGATGCAGTCTGGGGCAACGGACAACACGTTGATTGGCCTGAATGCGGGAACAAACGTCACTACTGGTGGCTACAACACCGCGATTGGTCGAAGCGCGTTGGCTCAAATTCAAAACGCTTTCTTCAATGTTGCTGTTGGGGCAAGCGCTTTGTCGGCTACAAGCAGCGGCAACAATACTGCCGTTGGCACAAACGCAGGCCAGAATTTGTTGACTGGAACCGAAAACGTAATGGTCGGCCTGAATGCACAGCAGGCGCTAGGAAGTTATAGCCATGTCACGGCTGTTGGAACCAATGCAGCCCTGCTGAACACCGCCAACGACACCGTTGCCATCGGCTCCGGTGCTCTTGACGCGAACACCACGGGTACTGGCAATACCGCTGTCGGGCGAAACGCGCTTGGAGCAAATACCACGGCGACAAACAACACGGCTGTCGGTGCCAGCGCTGGGCTGAACGTCACCACTGGAACGGAAAACACGTTTGTCGGTGGCGGTGCTGGCCTTACTACGGCAGGTAACAGCAATGCCGCTCTCGGCACATATGCGCTTGCCTCCAATCACGGAAGCAGCAACACGGCTGTTGGTCGGGCTGCGCTGAACGCTCACACCGGAAGCAATGCCACGGCTGTCGGCACGAATGCTGCACTGGTGAACACCGCAGATGACACCACCGCCATCGGTTCCGGTGCGCTGGATGCGAACACCACGGGTGCATCAAACACCGCCATTGGCCGCAATGCGCTGGGAGCGAACACGGATGGAGGACAGCACGTTGCTGTTGGTGCCCTTGCGGGGGCTGCAATCACGACATCGAGCAACACTGTTGCAATCGGATATGCGGCCCTTGACGCAGGATCTACCGGGGTTTCCTCCACGGTTGCCATTGGCACGAACGCCGCCGGATCAGGAACCACTGCGGCGCGTTCTGTCGCAATCGGAGAGAATGCCCTCGGCTTTGCAACCACCGCATCTGAAAGCGTGTCAATCGGCGCAGAATCCGGGCGGTATGCAAGCAACGGCAGCACCCAAATCACTTCTGCAAGCAACAGCGTGTTCGTTGGATATCGCGCATGGCCGTCTGCAAGCGGTCAAAGCAATCAGGTCGTGATCGGATACGAGGCCATCGGCAACGGCTCCAACACCACGACCATCGGCAACAGCAGCACCACGGCGACGTACATCCCGGCTGGCGACATGGTGGTGCAAGCCGGGGTACTGAGAGCAGTCAATACCTCAGGCAACGGATCTCAGAAGGGGGTGTTTGCCAATAGTTCCGATTCATCTCGAATCGTTGCTCTTATCCCTGCTGCTGGAAACGATGGACAGTGCTTTGTCGGTACGACCACGAACCATTCGTTGCAGTTGCGTACAAACGTCACGACGAGGGCCACAATCGGCACGGATGGAAACATCTCCATCGCTGACGGCAATCTGGTGCTGTCCACCTCCGGCAAGGGCATCGACTTCAGCGCGACCTCTGACGGCAGCGGCACGATGACCAGCGAACTGCTGGCCGACTACGAGGAGGGAACGTGGACGCCTGCGTACATTACGACCGGAGTTGGCTTTACGACCATGACAATGAGTGTTCTCTCTGCTACCTACACGAAGGTTGGCAGGCAGGTCACTGTGCGGGCGTACATAGCCACGGATAACGTCGATACTGCTGGCGCTACCGGGAACATCAGAGTTTCTGGTCTTCCGTTCACTTCCAATGGATCGTCCAGCAACGGATTTAGTGCTGGTTCCGTTGGGTACGCATTGCTTTGGGGAGCAAACGGCACACCGACTGCGATGTATGTCGAAACCGGAAGCACTGTCATCAACATGATGAAGCGGGCCGCAGCCAATGGAGATATGGCAAACATGGTTCCTGCCGACTTCACCACTGGTGCAAATGCTGGACGCAACAATCTGATCTTTACCGCCACCTACTTCGTCTGACTTTGATTGCCGTGGGCGGATGCCTGCGGTGGACATTCAACACAAGGAAACGAGATGCTGACCAAGGAAACCGTCGTTGACCTCATGGAAGTGATTGAGAACGGATGCGTTCAGGTGCGAAAGGCCACCCGCATCATGGAGGACGGCAAGGTGCTGTCCCAGTCCTTCCACCGCCATGTCGTCGTGCCCGGGCAGGACTACTCGCAGGAAGACCCCAAGGTGCAGGCCCTCTGCGCGGCCATCCACACCCCGGAGGTCATCGCCGCGTATCAGGCGTCCATCCAGCCCCCGGCGCAGGAGTGACCATGACCGAACCCACCTTCTCCCCCGAGCAGACCGCAGAACACCTCGCAGCCCTGCCGCACTCCGTGGCCGTCATCGACCGCCTCATCGAGGCGAACGAGCGCACCCCGGAGGCGCTGGACGAGATGGACCGCAGCGTCCGCCACATCGCCATCATGTGCGCCATGAAGCACATCAAGGAGAGCGGCGCGGACCTGAAGCCGTTCACGGATGCGGCGGCACGCGGCCTCGACTGGATCGGATGATTTCGACGTGTCGAGTCCCCAGCCATTCAAACTCCGCCTGCCGAAGGAGATCACCGTCGAGGAGATCAATGTCGATCGCATTGACTTCAACACGTCTCCGCCCGCACAGACGGACGCGATCGGCCGGATGTACTGGGACACGACCTACAACTCTCCGTCCATCGGCCTGACTTCCGGCGTCAACCAGAAGATGGGCCAGACGCTGTACAAGCGCGGCCGAAACCAGACCGGGACGCAGTTGCAGAAGGGCGAGGTGGTCTACATCTCTGGTTCGCACGCCCTGACGGAACTGCTGGTTGCCCGTGCCGACGCGGACACGGAAGCGACGAGCGCCGACACGATCGGCGTGGCGGCAGAGAACATCGCCAACAACTCGACCGGGTTCATTCAGGTGTTCGGCTACCTGACTGGGATCAGGACCAACACCTATTCCGGTGCCGAGGGCACGCCGCTTTACCTTTCGTCCACGCCGGGAGAGATGGAATCCACCCTTCCCACGCAGCCCAAGCACGGCGTTCGGGTGGCCTTCCTCGTCAAGAAGGCGGGCGCAGGCGCGGGCAGCATCTTCATCAACATCCAGAACTATCAGGAACTGGATGAACTGTCCGACGTGCTGATCGGCACCAAGGCGGCGAACGACTTCCTGACGTGGGACAACGCGAACTCGGTCTGGAAGAACACCTCTCTCAACGGCGACAAGGGCGACATCACCGTGTCGTCGAACGGCGGGACGTGGACGATCGACAACGGCGTCGTCAGCCCGGCCAAGTTGTCCACCGGGGCTCCATCGTGGGATGCCTCCGGCAACGTCACCGTGACGCTGGACATGCAGTCGTCGTCGGCGAACATCGGCGACCTGACGATCGGAAACACCGCCACTCCGGCGAGCAATGCCACGGGAAACCCGGGGCAGGTCGCCTTCGGCGTCGTCAGCGGAACCCCTTACCTCTACTACTGCTATGCCGTCAACACATGGGGCCGCGTGGCCCTCACTACGGGCTACTGACATGACCCTCGAAAAGAACAACGTCGTTCGTCTTTCCGCCCGTGACTGGATCTCGATCGTGGGCATCACGGTCGGAATCATGGGAAGTTTCCTCATGGCGTACCTGCACCACGACCGGATGCTTACCCGGATGATGACTCAGCAGGAAATGATTGAGTACAGGCTGCTCAAGATCGAGGAGAAGATTGAGCGCAATCGCTAGGACCATCCCTCTGCTGATGCTCGGCGGCTGCTCGGCCGTCGAACGCATCTCCGGCACCGCCAACGAGATCCGTGGCGAGGCCAGTGCGTTGTCCGACCACGGCAAGGCGATCGGCGATCCCGTGGTGGTCGAGCGTGCCGGGCGCATCGAGGCGCTGGCGGCGACGATCCACGACGACCTCTCCGGCGTGCAGGACAAGGTGAGCCAGTGGGCGGTGACGTTCTGGTGGGTGGCGGCGGCCGTGGTCGCCGTGTGCATCGTGGTGATCCTGTGGCAGACCGGGCTCGGTACGGCCGTAAGGGTGGCGATCGGGTGGTTGCCCCGCCGGGTCGTCAATGACGCCGAACTCGCGGCAGGGATGCTCGATCCCGAGAACAAGGAGGACGTGCGCGAGTATGTCGCTGCGCGGCGTGCGTCCTCGGCGGAATTCGATCTCGCGTGGCGACGGCTCAAGAAAGGCAAGTCCAATGGCGATTCTCGCTGACATGTCCAGTTGGCTCGGCTCGGTGTTCTTCGCGCTGCTCTGCGGCGTGGTGGGATTCGGTGCCGGGTACTTCATCCGTGGCAAGAAGCAGTTCTGACCCAGAGGCAGGAGACAAGCGATGGCAACGAGAATCCAAGTCAGGCGCGACCTGAAGGCGAACTGGTCGTCATCGCTTGTCCTCGCCTCGGGCGAGGTGGCCTACGAGACCGACACCGGGAACCTCAAGGTCGGCGATGGATCGACCCAGTGGTCGAGCCTCGACTACGTCGCGATCGCGAACCTGTCGTCGGCACAGACAGACGCCAACCATTCCGAGTACCGGAAGCAGGGCCGCTTCTACCTCAACACGCCAAGCGGGTCGTGGACGAACCTGCCCTCGGACATGACGGCAGGGGACGGCGAGAGCGTCCTTCTCGTCACGAGGCACATGGAGTCGTCAACCGCATGGTTCCTCCAGCAACTGACCCAGTTCGTGACGAGCGGAAGCGCGACGAAGTCATGGGTGCGCGTGTACGACTCTGGTGCGTCCTCATACTCGGCATGGCAGTCCACGGCGCACATCAGCCCGAACGAGGTGGTGACGGCGTCGATCAACAACCTCGCGGTCACGACTGCAAAGATCGATGACCTCGCAGTCGCCACCGGGAAGATCGCTGACAACGCCATTACCGACGCAAAGATCCGCGACAGTGCAGCGGTGTCGGTGATCGGCCGCAGCGCAAACTCGTCAGGCGACCCGGCCGACATCGCGGCCGCCTCGAACGACACGTTGTTCCGACGTGTCTCGGACACGCTGTCGTTCGGTCAGTTGACGAATGGGATGCTTCCGACCAACACGGTGGGACTCGACAAGTTGGTGAACATGGCCGCGTCCGGGCTGCTCGGAAACACGGCTGCCGGAGCGGTGACTGCGCTCACTCCGGCACAGGTCTATGCCCAGATCAACAATAGCGGGTTCGTGCATACGGACAACACGAAGGTCGGATGCATCGGACTCGTATGGATCACGAGTGGTTCGGGAGTCTTGGAATATCCATCAGGATCGTTTGCCGTCGGAACGTCAGGCGGCACCAGATATCTGAGATCCACTGCCGGGACGTGGACGGTTGTTTGGGCATCCGTGAACAATTCTGGAGCCATCTCTTCTGGTTCTGTGGCTCAAATCACCACCACCTCAACAACCGTGGTAATCGGCGTAAATGTGTTGTTTGCCGTCGGCGTGAGGACCGCATAGTTGCCCTACGCCCCCGCCATCATCCCCCTGAAGGGCTGGCACACGGACTTCGCGTATGCGGGGATTCCGGAGGGCTACACGCACGACATCATCAACATGTTCCCTGCGGACACCTACCGCAGGCGCGTTCGCCTCGGCACGCGACCGGGCTTCAACCGCATTCTCGACACGACCCATGCGGTGCAGTGCATCGTGCGCGGCATCGCCTACAGCGGAACGCCTCCTACCGTCAAGGACCGGATCTACTACGTCGCTGATGGCAAGATCTACTCGCTTGCCATCGGGGCGACGACCTCGTCTCAGGTTCTACAGTCCGGCGGCGGGAGCGGCGCTGCGGTGTCAACCACCGCCAACGTCGAGGCGGTGCAGAGGGGAAAGTACATCTACCTCGTCGATGGCCTCAACTACAGGCGGATCGACTTGTCCGTCGAGCCCCCCGTGTGGGAAGCATGGACAGGTCCGAACGCGACCGTCACCAACACGATCGGCGGCACGGCATACAAGGCGACGTTGATCGTTCTGTACGGCAGCCGCATCGTCCTCGCTGGGGTCAAGGGCATCGAGAACATCTGGTTCATGTCGGACGTGGTCAATGCCGACGACTGGACTCCAAGCACGACGATCGGCGACGCCATCGCCGGAAACACCGGGACGATCGGCTCGCCCGGCGACGAGATCGTGGCGCTGATCCCGTTCGGCCAGACCGGGATCATCTTTGCCGGGCAGCGGACGCTGACATACCTGACTTCCGACCCGGCAACCGATGACCGTGCCGCACTCGTGCAGATGAGCCGCAACATCGGCATCGTCGGCCCGCGTGCGTGGTCGAACGGGCCGGAGAAGTCCATCTACCTGATGGCTCAGGAAGGGCTCTACCGGATCGCACCGAACGACTTCAACGTGGACCGTGGGTCGCTCATCTCGCTCAACAGGCTTGACTCGTTCTTCAACCAAGTTCGGTGGGAGAACATGGAGACGGTGCTGTTCTACGACATCGAACGGCGCGGCCTGATGTGCTGGATGAACGACAACCTGCTGCCGTCCACCAGCACGCACCTGTTCTATTCTGACCAGACCGACGGGTTCTTCCCGTTCAAGATGGTCGATCCTGACTTCCGTGGCGCGAAGAGCGCGGCCCAGTTCGTTACCGAGGACGGGCGCAACCAAGTCGCCGTCTACGGAAGCAAGCAGGGCATGATCGGGTTCTTCGACCAGAAGATCACTTGCGCGATGGACGGCTACGCGGCAGCCGGGTACGACCAGAACCTGAACCCGCCGAGCGGCGACCGCGCCTCGCAGCGCATCCCGACCCGCGTATCGATGGGTCCGATCCTGAATTCGCAGCCGAATCTCGTGATGATCAAGGAGGTTCAGGTCGAACTCGGGGCAGACGTGTACACCCCGAACACGAACGTGAAGGGCGACGCGGATCTTCCGGCCGTGACGCTCAGGACGGCAGACACCGCACAGATCGCCATCGGCACGACGATCAACACGTTGCAGGTGCTTTCGGAGACCGAGCGCGAGTATGACGGCGGGAGCGCATCTACCACGAGTTGGGCGTCCACTCTTGACAATGGTGCCAACGGAGCATCGTTCGCCGACTACGTCAGCGGCGAGTTCGCCAAGAGCGTGATCGACGTGTACACGGTGCAGGAGACGTTCACGGCCGAGGCCGACCGCGTCTACCGAGATTCGATCAACAGGTACGAGATCACTCGTGTGTGGGAAGATCCGGTGGCCAGCAGCAATTTCCGCTGGGTGGTCCGGTTCGTGGTTCCTCCCGAGACGGGCGGGCCGCAGGTCGTCTACCTCCAGCGCACGGTCGATTCCCAGACCAACATCACCGATCCGACGATTGCCCTGTACGACCACATTGTCACCGACGACGACGCGACCGTGCTTGACACCGACACGTCAAGTTCCGTCGAGGTCACTCAGGAGGGTTTCGACGAGGCGACCGTCACCGAACTTGGAGACATCGAGGAGGGCGTGAACAACCGCCTGCGGTGCCGGGTGCGCGGGAACGCTGCGTTCCTTCGGATCTCATCTCTCGGCTACCCGTTCGCGATGGAGCGCGTCGGAATCGACGCCAACCCGCTTGGGCCGCGTCGCGGCGTGGTGGACCCGACATGAGCATCATCAGGAAGGCAACGCCGGATGACATTGCCGACATCATTGAGATGGGGCAGAAGTTCATCGCCTATTCCGAGTTCCGGGGATTTGTGCATCCATCTGTCGCTGAGATGGCTCAGACGGTGGCTGGCATCATCCAGAACGGGGTTCTGTTTGTCATCGACGAGGACGGCAAGGCCGTCGGCATGCTGGCGGGAATCCTCACGCCGTTCTGGATGTCGCCGACGAACGTGATCGCCACCGAACTCCTGTGGTGGGTGAACGAGGAAAGCCGCGCCGGGCGCGGCGGGATCATGCTGGTGAAGGCGTTCGAGGAATGGGCACGCGAGCAGAACGCGGTTGCCGTCTCAATCTCCGACCTGATCATCCAAGGCGAATCCCCGGTCGGCGCTCTGGTCGGCCGCATGGGCTACCGGATGGTCGAGAGGTCTCACATCAAGGAACTCTGACATGGCACTGTTCTCATCGCTCATCGGAATCGGTCTTGGAAGCGCGGCGGCGGCCGTCGGCACCGGGCTTGCCGTCGGTGGCATCGCCGCTGGCGTCGGAAGCATCGCATCAGGCGTGCTTGCGAAGCAGGCTGCGGACGCCAAGGCCCGGCAGATCCGCAACATGACGCAGTGGACGCAGTACGAGTACGGCGACCTTGCCAACTACCAGCGTGCCGCGCAGCAGGATCTCCTGAACACGTTCGTGTCCGCACGCAGCCAGAACCTCGATCGGTACACGCAGGACTACAACACCCTGATCGCAGACTACGACACCCGATACCGCGAACTCGAAACCGCATATGCCCAGCAGGCGCAGCAGGTCGAGCAGCGGTTCGGCGAGGGCATGGGCCGGGTCCGGGCGACGGCCGAGGTCGGACGGGTCAACACGCTCGCGGCGATCGACTCGGCCACCGAGTCGAACCTTCGCAGGCTCACTCAGGCACAGGCGTTCACGGGCCTCGGCGGGACGACGTTCGGTCAGGCCGCTCTGGCCGCCGAGCAGCGTGCCGGGGCGCTCCAGCGCGGCGTGGTCGAGGAGCAGTACGCGAGCCAGTTGGCGGGCATCGAGCAGGCGGCCGTCTCCGGCATGACCCAGTTGCAGCAGCAGCGGCTTGCCGGGCAGATGGGCCTGATGGGCCAGCGGGTGACCGGAGGTCTCCAGATGCGGCAGCAACTCGGCCAGCAGCGGTTTGCCACGCAGGAGGAGACGGCGCGTCAGGTCATCGGCCTCGGCTCGGACTTCCTTCAGGCACAGGTCAACGTCGAGCGCGAGCGCGTCGCCCGCGTCCTCGGAGGCAAGGAGGCGGCCGCGCAGTACGCGGGTGCCGGATACCAGACGGCTGCGGCGATCGCCGGAGGCGTCGGCGGCGGCATCGCGTCGGGCCTGTTCGGGCTGTACGGCGGCGCTCTCAGACCATACTGACAACGAAAGGACGGAGACACAATGGCACTTTCACCGATGCAGCAGAGCCCGATGGGCGGCGGATCCCGGTCGTGGGACGAGATGCAGGCGTTTCGCAGGCAGCAGCAGGACATGACGTTCATGCAGAACCTCGGTCGGTTCGCGATGATGGCTGGGACCGGAATGGCCCAAGGCATCGGTGCGGGTCTCTCGCAGACCGACCTCCGCAACCCGTTCGTCGGCGCTGGCGCGTCGATCATGGGCGGGATGCAGCCTGCCAACGTCGCCACGGGCCAGATGATGTCCCGGGTCGGTCAGGAGGCGATGTTCCGTGACCAGATGGCACGCGAAGAGCAGGCTTCCGCGCAGCGCCGCAAGGAGATCCTCGGTCAGGCCGAGGAGGACCGTGGCACGTTCAAGGGAATCGCCGCCGGGGTGCAGGGCACCGCGATGCAGCCCATGAGCAGCATCGAGCAGCAGATGCAGGAGGAGCAGAACCCGATGGGCCTTCGCGCCGGGCTGTCGCAGATGAACCCCTACGGCAAGATGTTCGTGGCCCAGCAGGGATTGCAGTCCGCACGGGAGTCGATGGCGAGCGAACGGGCACGGCGGATCATGTTCGGCATGGGAATGTGAGGAACCAATGAACGGACAGGACACCCAATTCTCGCCTCAGCCGCCGTTTCGCGTGAACTCCGACCGGACCTCGGTGTTCGCCGTGCCCGGGAGCGACATGAGGACGATGGAATACAGGCCGGGCGAAGACAAGGTCGGCCCGCCCCGGACGATGGAATACAGGCCCGGTCGAGACGATGTCGGCCAGCGGGTGACGCTCGAACAGCGCACGCTGACCGAGGACGAACTTCCGAACTTCGTCAACGACCTTGTCCGCCGTGCCGACGAGGACAAGGCGATGTATGCGCCGAACCCGTCTGTTCCGCGCAGGCCGTCGTTCATGCAGGCGGTGCAGGGAATCGAGAACGGCGACTACGAGGGGCTGGAGATGCTGGAGTTCGGGGCCGTCGCCGACGGCACCCCGGCGGTCGCATTCACCGACGAGGACGGCCAGAGGCAGGTGATCCGCCTGACGGTGCCGCAGTGGTTCGGCGCGATCGAGTCTCGGTCTCAGGCACGCAAGCAGTTCCGGCAGGTGCAGGATCTCATCGCCCGGAAGCAGGCGTTCGCCCCGTACTTCGACGCGATGGCGAAGAAGGTGAGCGAGTACTCCGACCCGGAGATCAACGCCTACCTAACGATGATGTACGAGTTCGACCCGCAGATGGCGATCAACCAACTTGGGTCGTTCATGAAGAACAAGGACGCCCGGACGATGTGGCACGGCAAGGCCGTCCCGGCCGAGTTCGCGCAGACGGCGCAGGAGATGTACACCGTCATGTACGACGGCAAGATGCGCCAGTACGACGCGATGGCACGCGGGCTTCAGGACAAGCCGTACGGGCTTGCGATGCTGGAGGGCGTCCGTGCGCTCAACCGCAGCCCGGCTGACGTTCTTCAGCCGCAGGCGACGACGGTGATCGACAATCTGCGCGGGCAAGGCGGAGGCGTGATGCCGCTCGTGAACCTGATGCAGGCGATGAAGACGCCCGGGATGCTGCCGTTCCTTCCTGCCCCGGTGACGCTTCCGCGCCCGACGCAGGACGGGCAGTACAACCCGGACGAGATCATGTCGTTCCTCGACACGTTCAACATGGTCTCCGAGAACCTCGGCTGGGGTCCGGTGCTTGCCGTGGACGAGCCGGGTCTGGCGACGATGGTCGATGCGCTGAACATTGCCAACAAGACGGACGGCGTCCTGCCCCGGCTGCCTGCATCGCAGGTGGTCGAGCCCGCATCGGTGCAGACGGCCAAGATGCGCCAGCAGGAGCGTGCGGGCATGGCACCGTCCGCGCCCGGCCAGCCTGCCGGAGGAGGCGACGAGGCGATCATGGCTGGAGCGCGTGCCCTCGGCATGGAAGGCGCGGAGCCGGAACAGATCGTCGATCGCATCCTGAACATCGAGGAAGCGATCAAGGCACGCGAGTACACGGGCGACTGGTCCCAGTTCCCGTACGACCCAGCGCAGCGGCAGGCGATTCTCGCCGCCGCTCAGGCTCTCCGCCAACTTCAGGGTCAGGAGTGACACATGGCTGAATCCCGGTTTGCCAAGGCCGTTCAGGCCAAGTTGGGCAAGGTCGAGTCCCCGTTCGCGGCGGCGATGCGAAAGCGCGTCTCCCGAGAGGTGGAGGCGCAGTTGCCCGGCGGGCAGCCGGAGGAGCAGGGTGCGCTGGCGCTTGGGCAGATCGCCGGGTCGCTGGCGATGGAGACGCTCGGTGGCGAGGGTGGCCCCGTCACCGAGGTTGTTTCCAAGGCCGTGATGGGCGAGGCACCCGCCGGGGTGACGATCGAGCAGGCGGCTCGCATGTCGGTCGAGGAGCGTGCCCGTCGCGGGACGACCACGGCAGAGGCAGTGGTCGGGACGATCGCGGCCAAGACCGCCGCCAAGTTGCGTGGTGCCGGGATGCTGGCGTCGCTTGCGTCGTTTGAGCAGGATCGCGGGCTGGAGGCATTCGCACGCGGTGCCCAGCAGACGACGGTGCTTGGCTCGGACGACGTGATGACGAACCTGACATCGGCCGTGACTCAGGGGCCGACCAGCATGGCCGAGTACATGCTGCTGTCCCGCGTCCCGATCGCTGGCACGGCACTGGCATCGGCGTCGTTCTTCCTCGAAGGCGCGGGCGCGAGCGCGTTCCAGATCGAGGAGGCCGCCAAGGCCGGGGAGATGCCCTATTCACGGGCACGGCAGTATCTCGGTGCCGCTGTCGGAGGCGGCATCGAGTCTGCCACCGAGATGATCGGCGGCAAGGTCGCTGCCGGGTTCGCACGCACGACTGCGGCGGAGTTCCTTGCCCGTGGCGTCGGCAGGACGGCGGCAGGCCGTGCGGTCAAGGGCTTTGCTGGCGGCGCTGTGACCGAAGGAATTGAGGAAGGCGCTGCGAGCCTGTCCACGAACTACCTCCGCAAGCCAATCTCCGGCGAGAAGATGAAGGCGTTCGGCCCTGCGCTTGAGGAGGCGTGGTACGACAGCCTCTACGGCAGCGTCGGCGGTGCGGGCGCTCAGGTCGTCGGCGTGCCGATCGCGATGGGGCAGGAGAGCCGCGTCCGACGCCGGATCAGCGACGCGCTCGCCAAGAGCCAGACCGAGTACTCGGATCCCGCCTACTGGGAGCGGATCGCCCCGACGACCGTTGGCGCGATGCAGGGGATGACCGAGGCAGAACGGATGGTCGAGGTGCAGGCGTCCGAGGAGGCGGCCGTGCAGGCGCGAGGCGACATCGCCGTCGCCCAGCAGAAGGCCGCCATGCTCGTCCAGAAGCAGGCAGACGCGGCCAAGAAGATCGCCACCGCCAAGAGGAAGAAGGACGACGCCGGGGTGCAGGCGGCGGAGCAGGAGATGAACGCGATCGTCACCGAGATCGCCCAGCACCAGAAGGACATGGCGGTGCTGGCGGCGGACAAGGTGGCAGCGGACACGAGGCTTGCGGCCGCGACGGCGTTCATGGCCCAGCGCCAGCCGCGCCGGGTGATGTCGATGGACGACGTGATGCGTGTCGAGCAGGTGACTGCCGCCAACCCGACGACGGAAGCCGACGTTGCGGCGATGAAGCAACTGTCGTCGCTCGGCTACGACGTGGTGTTCTACGACGACGCCAATGCCGACCGTCAGGCGTTCTTCAGCCCGGCGACGCCAAACACGCTCTACATCCGCGCCGGGAACGACGCTCAGACGCTCGGCGAGGTGATCGGCATCGGGTTCGAGGAGGCGATCCACTCGATCCAGTTGACCGACGGCAAGTTGTGGCAGGCGCTTCGGAACTCGTTCGACGAGCGGTCGGTGCTGGAGGCGGCGGTCAACTACTTCGGGCCGCAGGTCACGGCCGAGGACCGGGTGGCGGTGGCGTCTGCGGCGGCGGCCCTGAACGGCGACCGCAGCGGCAACGTGGACCACATCATGCGTCGGTGGGGAACGGCGCTGACCGACGCCGAGGGCACGGCCAACCACATCCGCGACGGGATCACGACCCTGTTCAGGACGGGCCGTGCGCCGGGCCTGCTTGGCCGCGTGCTGGCCCGGACGGGCCTGCGTGGCCGTCAGGCTGCCACGGCCCTGAAGGTCTACGACGCGATGCTGAAGCGGGAGCGTGCGGCCCCGGCCCCGACCGAGATGGCCGGGCGTCTGCGCGAGGCCCAGCAAGGCATTGCAGCCTTCCAGCGTGTCGAGGCGGAGGCCAAGCGCCGCGCCCAGCCCGCCCCCAGTGGTGCGACGCCAGCGCCAGCAGCGGCCCCTGCGGCCCCTCCTGCGCCGTCCGCACCCGCTCCGGTGCCTCCCACCGCTGTGCCAGCGGCCGCTCCGGCTGCCGCTCCGGCGGTGGGCGCATCGGGCATGACCGCCGCCGAGGCTGCCGCAGCCGAGACGCCCGACTTCAAGGCGATGGTCAACCTCGCCGTGAACAACATCCGGGCGTCGGACAAGAAGTTCGCCAAGGGCAAGCGGATCTACCCGATCATGGAGGCGATGGAGCGCGACCCGGCGTCGCTGTCCGAGGAGGACCGCGAGATCGGGCGCAGGCTCCAGCAGGAGATGTACGCCGAGTTCGGGCCGGAGTTCCGGTCGATGTGGGCTCGCGCCCGCAGGCCCGCCAGCGACATCGGCCACAAGCGCGAGAAGGCGACCGGGCGGTACGTCGGTGCGCCGGACTGGGTCGGCGGCAGCCCCGCCAAGTTGAAGACGCTCCGCACCAAGTTGCGCCAACTCGCCGTCGAAGGCGAGGCTGGCCGGATGTGGTACGAGAACTCCAGCCGTGCGATCCTTGAGATCACCGGAGGAGATGTCGAGGAGGCGGAGCGGATCGTCGCCCTGATCGCGCTCTACTCGCCGAACGCGACGGTCCCGGCGAACACGTCGATGGCGCTGACGGCGTACTTCCAGTGGAAGGCCGGGATGCCGATCGATGCCGGGTTCTCCGTCGCCGACCGCAAGGCCGAGGCGCTGCTCGTGCGCGGCCAGATGTGGAGCGGCATCAAGACGAACTCGTTCTACCAGAACCTGATGGTCGAGATCGACCCGTCCAAACTCGACCCGGGCGTGGCGACGATGGACATGTGGATGGCGATCGCGTTTGACTACGGGTCGAAGGCGCTCGACCAAGGGCCGAAGTACAAGTTCGCGGAGCGCGAGATCCAGCGCCTCGCCGACGAACTCGGCTGGAAGGCGCATCAGGTGCAGGCGGCGATCTGGACGGCCATGAAGGGCCGCATCGACCCGATTCGCGGTGCGCTGCGCGAGCGCGAGATCGACGAAGGGATCGGCACCGTCACCAAGGAGATCGACAAAAAGACCGGGAAGGAGACGGAAAAGTTCGTCATCCCGGCAGAGAACAGGTACAGGCACTACAGGCTTGCCCACGAGATGGGCATGGCGTATGCGCTGAACACGGCGGACATCGAGCAGAGCAAGTACGACTTCAGCGACGCGCTCCGGGAGCGCATGGTGCAGATGTCATGGGAGGCGACGCCAAGCACATCGACCGGGCGGTCGCTGCCGGGCATCCACGCCGCTCCGCTCGCGCAGAAGTTCGAGTACTTGCAGGCCGTCAAGGCGGCGCTGACCGAAAACAATCGCGACGCCATCGCGGACATGGTCGGCCTGCCGCAGGGCACGACGGTCGATGGGTTCAGCGCGTGGCTCGGCGACATTGGTGCCGGGGCGCAGACGTTCGTGCCCGTGCCGTCTGCCGGGGCTGGCAAGTCTCGAAAGATCAAGCCTGCGGCGACGGCGCTGCTCGATCTCGCTGCCGCGATCCGCGGATTGGTGATGGAGCAGGACGCGGTCGTCTACCACACGCCCGTCTTCGACGACGCCAAGATCCGGCACAACGGCATCGAGTTGACGACGGCACGTCCGCTCGACCAGCAGGAGATGCAGGCGCTGTACTCGGCGGTGATCGCCAAGTTCAACACGCAGGAACTTGCGCCCGCATACCGCCCTGACGGAGCGAGGATCCTGAACTTCACGGACATTGCCAACGCCGACTTCCAGCGTGGGGTCCGAGAGGTTCTCGAATCCTTGCCTGACACGTTTGGCGGTGGTACAGTCACGACGCGCAGTTTCCGTTCCGATGGCGACTACATCGGAAACGACTGGCAGAGGAGTCCAAATGGTGAAGATTATCGAAGCCGAATTCAGTCCCAGCGACCCGATCTTCTCCAGCGGGTCGCAGATCTTCGTTCCCGTGTCGAGGCCGTCAACCGCGACTTCGATGCCAAGTACGGATGGGGTCCGACCGCAGTCGTCTCCGGCACAGTCTCCGCCCGCCGCCGCGCCTCAGACGCCGAATACCTAGCCGCCGCCGCACGCGGCGATACGGCGACCGGGCAGCGGATGGCGATCGAGGCAGGGGCTGCTGCCGGATATCGGTTCGAGGTCTACCACGGGACCAACGGTCCTAATTTCACGGTGTTTGACATCGAGAAGGGCGGGTCCAAGACCGGGGCGGAATCGGCGCAAATCGGGATGTTCGCCACGGACAACCCAAAGGTCGCCGAGGAATACTCGCGCAACATCGGCATGGGTGGAGTGTTCGACCTTGCGTTCGGCGGACCAATTTCCGCGCTTCGAGACGAGGCCGCGAACACGGATGAAGGCAAGCGCCTGAAGGCCGTGCATCAGGATGCCTTGGACGAACTTCAAGCAGCAATCGATGCGCGGGCCGCTGAAACACGGCAGATATTCGCGGACAAGTTGGCTGACATCCTGTCGCCAGATCCAATTGTTCGCAATCGTGAACTAGACGAATTCGTCAATAGTGCAAGGTCTTCGGATTCTTGGTGGAACACGCCGCGCCTGAAAGAAGCGCAGAGCAAAGTAGGCGAAACGCGAAATGCGCTGACGCAGTTCTTGTATGAGCGTGTGTCGGACGCGCTGCCGAACCGCCGCGTTCTTCACCTGCTGGCGAAGATCGACAACCCGGCGATCTATGACGCTGAAGGCAAGACTCCTGCCGAATTCGCGCTCACGCCGAAGATTCAGGCAGCGATTGCCGCTGGACATGATGGTGTCATCTTCAAGAACCTGATCGACCCGACCGAGCCATCGACGCACTACGTCGTGTTCAGGCCGGAGCAGTTCAAGTCCGCCGACCCCTTCACCTACGACGATCAGGGCAACGTCATTCCGCTCTCGCGCCGTTTCGACGTGGCAGAGACGGACATCCGCATGGCCCGCCGCCCCCGCGAACTCTCCGAGTTCACGCCCGAGTGGCGTGCGTGGTTCGGCGACAGCAAGGTCGTGGACGAGCAGGGCAGGCCGCTGGTCGTGTACCACGGGACAATGTCTCAGGAAGATTTCGACCAGTTTGAGGATTACGGTCGAAAGGTCGAAGATCGTGGTGGGCTGCTTGCATTCTTTTCGACATCGCCAGACGTAGCCTCTGAGTTCGCGTTTGCGAAGTATCGCGAGGTTGACGGCAAGCGAGTCAATTACTCGGCACGGTTGATTCCCGTATATCTGAACATTCGGAAGCCGTTCGATGTCAGAAATACAGAAGAAGCAGAGACCATCCTGAACCAATGGGGAGCGACTGAGGATTGGAAGTTTCGTGCTATGCGCGGCGATTGGGACGTTCTTGAAGAACCAACCTTCGTCGAGTTCATCAGGAATCTCGGATATGACGGCATCGTTACGCAGGAACGCGGCGTCATCAATTACGGAATCTTCGATTCCAACCAAGCCAAGTCAATCTTCAACGAGCGTCCGACGCAGGCTCCCGGCCTTCGCGCCGCCCGCCGCCGCGTCCCGGCTGGCGAGATCAAGGACGCCGGGAAGCGCCTGACCGCCGCCCGCGTCGCGCTCGAAGCGGCACGCAAGACCGGGGACGAGGCGAAGATCGCCGACGCACGCAAGGAGTTCAAGGCCGCGCTGCGCGGGCTGCGCTCGGTCGGCAAGATCGACGCGCCGTCTCTGGCGTTCGCGATCGGCCGCCGTGCCGGGCAAGTCGCTGGCGTGATGAAGGGCCGCAAGATGGCCGCACGCGAGGTGCGCGATGTCGAGCAGGCCAAGGCAGCCGCCAAGCGCGATGAACTGCGCTCGAAGTTCAAGAACCGGATGGCCGCGTTCAACGAGCGGCTGGACCGCGAGGTCGCCCGCAACGATGCGCTGCGCGTGCGGATGGAGCGTGCCCGCAGGCTGGCAGAACTGCGGAGGGACGAGGCGGCGGAGCGTGCCGAGCGCAAGGCGCTGCGGGCGTGGTTCGCCGGGCAGGCAAAGGGCGCTGCCGCCGGATGGGCCGAGGCGAAGAAGGAGATGGTCGAGATCCGCAAGCAGGCGGCGGAGATCATCTCGTCGCTGCCTCGCTCGATGCGCGGCAAGTATGTCGATGCGCTCGCCACGATGCGGACGCCGAGCGGCGTCGCCGTGGTCGCCCGCCGGGTGATGCAGGATCTGTACCGCGCCGAGGCGATCGAGACGGTGTCGGACATCAACCGCCTGCGGAAGCGGGTGAAGAAGGTCGGTCTGCGGGCGGACACCCGTGCCGCGATCAAGGCGCAACTCGACACGGCGTTCGGCCTGCTGGCGACGGGCAAGAAGCGGCTGCTGCCGTTCACCGACTCGATCGACCTGCGGAACCGGATCATCTCCGCGAGGCAGGCGCTCGCGAACGCGCAGGATTCATTCGACCTCGAACGCGAGGAGTACCGGGCCGGGCGCGATGGGCGTGCCGAGGAGGTGGCCGCAGACTCGGCGGTGCTTGGCGCGACGATCAACACGTTGACGCCGCTCCCGGCGCAGCCCACGGCGTCGCAGGCTCCGCAGCCCGGGATCGTCCGCCAGTTGCTGACCGAGTTCATGAACATGGACGCCTACACCCTGATGCAGCGCCTCGAAGGTGGCGAGTCAGGGGTGCTGGGCAAGATGTGGAACCAGTTGAAGGCTGGCAAGAACGCCATGACGGTGGCACGCCGGGCCATCGACGAGTCGATCGACGGGTCGCTGCGCCGTGCCGGGTACGCCGGGTACGACGGGTATGCGGCCCGCGCCGCCGGGCTGTACGGGGACACGTCCGCCGAGACGGTGACGGTGCGGATGGGCGGCGTGGACCGGATGATCCCGGTGGACATGATGCTGAATATCGCCGCGTTCGACGAGGACACGGTGTCGCTCCTGACCGACGCCAACGACCCGGAGAGCCGTGGCTCGCCGATCGTGTTCTCGACCTACCGAAAGGGCGACCCGATCCTGCTGACGCAGCAGGAACACGCGGCGATCGTCGCCGGGTTGACCGCCGAGCAGCGTGCGCTGATCGAGGACATGAAGGCGATCCTCGAAGAGCGCATCCGGCCGATGGCGTTCGAGATCTACTTCCAGATCAACGGACGCCAGCCGGACACGGTGGTCGGGTACTTCCCGCGCCAGCGCCTCGGCGACGAGATCGGCGACGCGAACATCGACATCAACATGGACCCGACGCAGGTGGTCTCGACGATGCTGTCGAACGCCGGGTTCCTGAAGGAGCGCGTCGCGGCGCGGTCCACGCTCGTGGTGTCCGGCCTGATGCGGACGATGGACTCGCACATTGACGAGTCGCTGCGGCTGATCCACCTGTCGCTGCCGCTCAGGTACGCGATGAGCGTCCTGAAGACGACGCCCGTGCGGACGAGCATGGAGCGGGTGCTTGGCGACGGCGCGAACGACGCCGTGCGGAAACTGGTGCTGAACGGCGTCGGGCTGTCGGGACGGCCGACGAACGACCTGATCGAGAAGTTGAACTCGAACGTGTCGGGTGCCCTGATCACTCTCAACCCGAAGACGTGGATCCGCCAGTTGGGCGGCGCGTTCAGGCTGTCGAGCGAGATGTCGCCGACGGCGCTGGCCGAGGGATCGGCGCGGTCGCTGGCGATGACGCTGGCCCAGCGCAAGGAACGGATCGCCTACATCGAGGGGCTGAACGGATACCTGTACGATCGCCACCGCCGGAGCCAGATCGGAATCTTCGCCAACGTCATCGGCGACCCGCGCACCGGGACCGAGCAGTGGGTGACTGCGATGCAGGCGACGGGCCGGAGCCTCGCGACGCTCGGCGAGTCGGCGGCGGCAGGCGACTTCATGCGTGCCGCGCAGGCGCTGCGAGAGGGGACGATGACCGTCGGCAAGATCTCGCGGAGCGCCGACGGCGTGATCCGTGCGGTCGATCGGCAGATCATGCTGGTCGCGTTCGAGGGATTCCGTGCTGACCTGAAGCGCCGGAACCCGGGCATGGCCGACGCGCAGGTGGACCGGATGGCGGCGCAGATGGCGGAGGATGCCTTCCGCAGGACGCAGAACGTGAGCGACGCGCTCGACGACACGCTGTATGCGGCCGTCAACAAGTTCAACAAGGGCATCGGCCGCGTGTTGTTCCCGTTCTCGTCGGACCCGCTGAAGGGCCACAACCAGTTGCGTCGTGCGATCATGTCGGGCGACCCGGTGCAGATCGGGCGCACGACGGCGGGAATCGCCGGGAACATGGCGCTTGCCGCTGCGGTGAACCCGCTGTGGGCGCTCGCCGGGCTCGCCGTCGCCAACCTGTTCGGCGGAGACGAGGAGGACGAGGAGATCATCCGCCGGATGCTGATGGAGCGCGAGATGAAGTACTCGGCCTCGGGGCTGGCGGCGGACGCCGTCTCGTCGGTGGCCGGGTACAGCGGCATCATCGCCTCGGGCCTCGTCGAGGCGGCGATGTCAAGCCCGGAGATGGCCGACGACGTGATGGAGCCGCTCGCCATCCGCATGATCGGCGACGCCGCAAAGCAGGCAGCAGGCGCAACGCAAGCAACGTCCACCCTGATGGAGTACGAACGCAAGGAGCGCGAGGGGACGCTCACGCCGACGGAGCGGGCTCGCATCCCTGAACTCAGGCGCAACCGCGCCCGTGGGTTCGCCGACGTGACCGGGACCACGCTGCAACTGGGCGGCATCCCGGTGGTGAGCCCGATCAGGACGATCGTGCGGACGGCGGAGCAGGTCCGTCCCCCGGCGTCGAGGCTCCTCACCGAGTACCGCAAGCGGGAGCGGGAAGGCACCCTGACCCCTGCCCAGCGCCGCCGGATGGCGGAACTGGAGCGGCTCGAAAGAATCCGCAAAGCCACCCAGCCGAGCCCTTGACAGCCGCCTGAGTGGTGCGTACCTTGTATCTGTGGTGCATTCACCACAGAAAGGAGGTATGCCTCATGGACACACAACCCGCCCCCCGACGGCACGCGACGCTGACGGTTCCCCGTCACGTCAAGCAGCGGATCGAGCATTTCGCCCGGGCCGGGCGATGGACCCAGTCCGCGCTCGTCTCCATGCTGCTCGACCAGTACGAGCATGAACTGAAGGAGGCGACGGCCGAAGCCGCTTCGCCCGCACCCGCCAAGAAGAAATGAGAAGTGCCGTGGGCTGTGAAGCCACACGGCACGAGAGGAGAAGTCACTTTGAATTTGAGATTCGAGCCTGAATCGTGGCCGCACATCGAGCGCGGCCTGCCCGAAGCACTTTACCACGGGTACGACGCGATGAGTGCATCGCGTTTGAAGGTGCTGGACCGTGCCACCAGCCTGCACCTCGCCCACGAGATCGCCAACCCAGCCGACAGCCCGGCGTTCGCCGTCGGCCGTGCGCTCCACAGCCTTGTCCTGACACCACACCTGTGGGGCCGGGACTTCGCCGAGGCACCCAAGGTTGACCGCCGGACCAAGGAAGGCAAGGCGATCTACGACAACTTCCTGATGACCACGGGAAGCAAGACCGTGCTGACCTCGGACCAAGGTGACGAGGTTGCGGCGATGAGCGCCGCCGTGATGGCGAACCCAGATGCAGCGCAGGTATGCCGGGAACTCGAAGGGCAGGCGGAACTCTCGCTCTTCGCCGAGGTCTCTGGCATCAAGGCGAAGGCACGGTTCGATCGCTACGTCGAGGTCGGAGGAGAGGGAATCATCGTGGACGTGAAGACCACCAGCGGCAGCGCCTCGAAGGACGAGTTCGAGCGGTCGGTGTGGAACTTCGGCTACGGCCTGCAATGCTCTTTCTACCTGCACATGGCACGCCTGTGCGGGCTCGACCCGAAGCACTTCGTGTTCGTGGTGGTGGAGAAGGCGGCACCGCACGCGGTCGCCGTGTATCGGTTCAAGGATGAAGTAGTTGCTTCATTCGAGCCGACGATGATGAGGCTTGTCGAGAAGTACCGCTCCTACCTGTCGGATGGTCCGAAGGGGTACGAGGGCGTCACAGAGATCGGGATCCCGTCGTGGGCTCTCGCACGCATCCAAGCAGAGGAGAACTGCAATGTCTGAACTGATGAGAACCAGCGGCCAGTCGGCCGCGCAGTCGATCGAGCAGGTGCTGGTCGGCGGAGACCTGTCGCGGCTGACCGCCGAGCAGCGCGTGTCGTACGTCAACCGCCTGTGCGAGAGCCTCGGGCTCAACCCGCTGACGCGGCCCTTCGAGTTCATCCCGCTGAACGGGAAGTTGGTGTGCTACGCGACCCGCGCCTGCTCCGAGCAGTTGCGGAAGATCAACTCGGTGTCGGTGCTGGCGCTGGAGCGGCGGCACATCGCCGAGATGGGCCTGTTCGAGGTCGTGGCACGCGGCCGGGACAAGACCGGGCGCGAGGACGAGTCCTCGGCGGTCCTCTCGATCGGCGGGCTGAAGGGCGAGGCGCTCGCCAACGCCCTGATGAAGTGCGAGACGAAGGCCAAGCGCCGACTGACGCTCTCCATCTGCGGGCTGGGGTTCCTCGACGAGACCGAGGTCGAGACCATCCCGGGAGCGGGCAAGCCGCTGCCGCCGGAGCCGTCGGTGCCGAAGGCGTCCGGGCTCACGGCCCTCAAGGTGGCGGTCCAGTCTGCTACCATGCGCGAGCCATCCACTCCGGCCCCGGTTGCTGCCGTGGC